CACCTTTCTTGTCATACTTGGCCAGAAAAAGGGTGTGTAGCAATCGATATTTTCACTTGTGGGAGCAAAAATCCACGTAGTGTAGCGTGGTGGATATTAAATTATTTTGATACTGATGATTATGTTATGAACGATTATGCAAGATAGGGTATAAATAAAAATAAAATCATTAATAATGGCGATTAATCGTAAATCTAGAGCATTTAAGGATATAAGTCTATCATTTTCACCACATCCAGTGACGAAAGACCTCCCTGTGCTTGTAAATGAGCGAGCAGTCATAAGATCAGCGAGAAATTTAGTTGAAACCATACCCACGGAAAGGTTTTTTAACTCAATTTTAGGAACGGATATTCGTGATACCTTATTCAGCAATTATGACCGTGCTGACGTAATGATGATCGAAGATCAAATTCGTGAAACTTTGGGTAACTTTGAACCAAGAGTCAGTAATGTTGGTGCTACTGTTAAAGCTATACCTGATGACAATACGTTTAATGTAACTGTATTCTTTGATATTAATGGTCTAGACATACCAACACAATCATTTTCTTTTATTTTAGAACCAACGAGATAATATGCCCTTTACACAGTTTACAAGTTTAGACTTTGCAGAAATCAAAGCACAAATAAAAGATTTCCTTCGTTCAAATTCAAATTTTACTGATTTTGATTTTGAAGGTTCTAACTTTTCAGTTTTACTTGATACTTTAGCTTATAATACATATATCAATTCATTCAATGCCAATTTAGTTGCGAATGAATCTTTTTTAGACTCTGCAACTATAAGAGAAAATGTAATATCACTTGCAAGAAATATTGGTTATGTACCCCGTTCAAAAACCGCTGCAACAGCTTCAATTCGTATAAGTGATATAAACGTCGGAACGACAAATGATAGCACTACAAAGTTTTTAACACTACGTTCAGGTTTAGTCTGTGTTGGTAGTGCAGATAATACAACTTATCGGTTTTCAATACCAGATAATTTAACCTCAACAAGAATTAGAGATATTGGTGGTACATCATTCGCTCAGTTTGATGATCCAATTATAGTTCACGAGGGAACACTCCTTCAAAGAGTTTATCGTGTAGATACCTCAACAGATCAAAGATTTATCATTGATAGTCCAAATATTGATAGTTCAACACTCAGGGCATTTGTATCAGGTCCTGCTGATGTTACTATTGGAAGAAAATATAAAATGGTTGATAATATTTTAAATATTGATAAAAATTCTGAAATATTTTTAGCACAAGAAGTTCAGGACGAGAAATATGAAGTATTATTTGGTGATGGTTTATTTGGTCGTAAGTTAGAAAATAACTCTGTTATCACAGTCAGATATATTGTAACTGATGGTGAAACTGGAAATGGTGCATCTAATTTTAGTTTTCAAGGAACATTTACAAAAAGTGATGGAACAATATTTACACCCTCTGATAGTGTTACGGTAACTACTGTTTCAAACGCTTCTAACGGTGCTGAAGTTGAAGATGTGTCCTCTATTAAGTATTTTGCTCCAAGACTTTATTCAGCACAATATAGAGCAGTTACACCAAGAGATTATGAAGCAATAATTGGTACAATTTTTCCTCAAACTGAATCTGTTTCTGTTGTAGGTGGAGAGGAATTAGACCCACCACAATTTGGTAAAGTTCAAATTAGTATTAAACCAAAAAATGGTACTTTTGTATCAGATTTTGATAAGTCTCAAATTAAAAATAAATTAAAGAGTTACGCTATTGCTGGTATAAATTCTGAAATAGTAGACTTAAAAATACTATATGTAGAGATTGATACTACTGCCTACTATAATTCTTCACAAATTGCATCAGCAACAGATTTAAGAACTGGAATTATCAATTCTTTAAATGAATATGCTTCTAATGTAGAGATTAATAAATTTGGTGGTAGATTCAAATATAGTAAAATTAACTCCTTGATTGATCGTGTAGATAATGGAATTACTTCTAATATTACAAAAGTAATTATTAGAAGAGATTTAAAAGCACTTTTAAATCAATTTGCACAATATGAATTATGTTATGGTAATAAATTTAATATTAATCCTGCTGGATATAATATTAAAAGCACTGGATTTACAATTAATGGTTTTAACGATATTGTGTATATTACAGATGTTCCAAATAAAAATGCTATTGGTGATTTAGATGGCAGTAATATGGGAACACTTAGTATTGTTTCAAAAAATAACAAGAATGAGCAGAGAGTTCTTATTAAAGACGCTGGTGTTGTTGACTATAAAAAAGGTGAAGTTATTCTGAATACTATCAATATTACATCAACAGTGAATCAAAATAATATTATTGAAGTTCAAGCATTTCCTGAATCGAATGATGTTGTAGGACTAAAAGATTTATATCTTGATTTTGATGTATCAAAGAGTACAATAAATACCATTAAGGATGTAATCACTTCAGGTGAAGATATTTCAGGAGTTGTATTCACTAGAGATTATTATACATCAAGTTACTCTAATGGAGATTTAGAGAGGAAATAATTTATGTCAAATATTGACAAAAGAATACAAGTCAATACGATTATTGAGAATCAATTACCAGATTTTCTAGTATCTGATTTTCCTAATGCTACTGAGTTTTTAAAACAATATTATATTTCTCAAGAGTTTCAAGGTGGTCCTACTGATTTAATTACTAATTTTGATCAATATTTAAAGGTAGATAATTTAGTTCCTGAAGTTGTTGTGGGAGTCACAACTATTTCTGCAGGAATATCAACTTCTGATACTACCATAACTGTACCTAGTACAAAAGGTTTTCCATCTGAATATGGATTACTTAAGATAGATGATGAAATAATATCTTATACTGGAATAACTTCAACAACTTTCACAGGTTGTATTCGTGGATTTAGTGGTATCACTGGATATAATGTTGGAGTGTCATCCTCATTATTAAATATAAATCAGGAGAGTTTAAAGTTTAGTGAAACAACAGCAACCTCTCATACATCTGGTTCGTCTTTAACAAACTTATCTGTATTGTTCATTCAGGAATTCTTCAAAAAAATGAAGAAAACCTTTTTACCTGGATTAGAAAATAATTATTTTGCAGATAATTTAGATGTAGGTAATTTTACAAAGTTTGCTCGTTCATTTTACCAGTCAAAAGGAATTGAAGAATCAGTAAGAATTTTATTTAAAGTATTATATGGAGTAGAATCTAGAGTATTAGATTTAGAAGGTAATTTAATCAAACCATCCGACGCTGAATTTATACGTCGTGAAGTTGTAGTTGCTGATGTTATTGGATCTGGTGAACCTCAAAATCTAACAGGTCAAACAATATTCAAATCAACAGATACATCTACAAACGCATCAGTATCAGAAGTTGAAATACTTAAAAGAGAAGGTAGAGATTACTACAAAATTGCATTATTTGTTGGATTTAGTGACCGTGACTTAATTGAAGGTGTATTTAATGTTCCAGGTAATACAAAAGTTTTAGATTCTGTACCTGCAGGTGGTACAATCATTAATGTAGATTCAACAGTTGGATTTGGAACTACAGGAACAATCATTAGTGGTGCTAATTCAAAAATTGATTATACATCCAAATCTATCAATCAATTCTTTGGTTGTTCAGGCATAGGTGTAGGAATCGGAACTGCTGATGATGTTAGAGATAACGAAACTATTTTTGGATTTGAAAATGGTGATTTGTCAAAAAGAGTTGATTTAAGAATTACGGGGGTATTATCTGAGTTAATTCCAATTACTGACATAAGCTTGATTAATGAAGGAGAAAATTTCTTTGTTAAAAATATTGGTGAAAAGATTGAAAATGATAGTAAAAATTATAAACAAATATTTGCAAATTCTTGGATTTACAATACATCCTCTAGATTTCAAGTTGATATACCAATCGGTGGATCAACATTTACATTAAGAACACCGATTGATAAATCATCACTTAAAGTCGGTGACAGATTTGATATATTAAAAAGAAATGAGCAAGTCATAGCTGGTAGTGGTTCTGTTGCTAGTATCAACGTTACATTAAATCAAATAAACGTATCTAACATTGCTGGATTTACTCAAGATCCAAATCAATTATATGATATAAGAAGAAAAGTTGAAAAAGCAACAAGTTCTGGTGTAGAAATTCATCAAGGTAATGATACTCTTATCGCAGATACTTTGAGTGTTTACACTGATGGTAATGTAGATGGTTATGTTGCGTCTAATTCTTTACCAAGTTATGATATTACAACTAATATAATTGAAGAAACTCTAGTAGGTGGAACTGCTAGTGTTTTAGATGCATTTAATCCACTGAATGATAGATATAGTTTTATTAATTTTAATGTTAGTAGAAACGTAAAATTTATTCAAGGTGATGCTGTTACTTATCTACCAGAGGGAGATTCACTTGTTGGTTTAGATACTGGAAGGACATATTTTGTTGACCCAGTAATACCTGAACCAGGTCAAGATATTACAAAGATAAGAATATTTAATTCATTAGCACAAATAGGTTCTGCAAGCACAGTACAAGTCGGACCAACCACCTCTACTTCGGATATTCATAGATTTGTTCTTCAAAAGCATAAAAGTAGAAAATTAGAAGCAGATAAGATATTAAGAAAGTTTCCTTTATCACAAAACCTTTTTGTAGCGTCAAACCAAGATGTACCTACAAATGATATTGGTATATTAATAAATGGTGTTCAAATTCGTTCACCTATTTCAGATAATCAAATATATTATGGTCCTCTAGAATCAATTGATTTATTAAATGGTGGTGGTGGATATGATATATTGAATCCACCAATAGTTGGTATTGAAACAAGCAGTGGAGTTGGAGCAGCAGTTGAACCGATATTACAGGGAACAGTTAAAGAAGTATTTGTAGATCCTCAAGATTTTGATATTGATCAGGTAACAAGTATTTCATTAACAGGTGGTAATGGAAGTGGATGTGTATTACAACCAATCTTGGGAACTAGAAATAGAGAATTACTATTTGACAGTAGAGACGTATTTTTTAATGGTGGTGTTGACATTGTAAATGAAACTATAACATTTAAAACTGTTCATAGTTTGACTGATGGACAATTAATTTATTATGGATCAAATGGCAATACTCCAATAGGTATAGGAACCGCATATGATCTTGAAAATAAAATTAGTGGCACATTATCTGATGGTGCACCATATTATGTAAGATCTGTAAATCCATCTACAGTAAGAATTTTTAATACACCAACAGATGCATTATTTGGAACTGCAGGTATAAACACTGTTGGATTATCAACAGACACTGCTGCAAGTGGTATTCATAAGTTTAGAACAGAAAGTAGAAATACATTAGTTGCTGTTAAAGTTTTAGAAGAGGGATCAGGATACACACATCGTAAATTAAGAGTCAAACCCACTGGAATATCTACATCACTCAACGTTGTAACTTTCAAAAATCATGGATTTGAGAGTGGAGAGATAATTGAATACTCTGCAGAAACAACAGCAATACAGGGATTGACCACAACAAGTTCTTATTATATTAAAAAATTAACAAATAATACATTTCAATTAGCAGATGCAGGTATAGGTGGAACTTCAACTGCTGACTATAATAGAGGAAAGTATGTTAATTTTACTTCTTCAGGTGAAGGATTCCAGATATTTAATTATCCTCAAATAAAAGTTAACGTTGATGTTTCTTATGGTTCAACAATTACAGGTGATATTGTAATTACACCTGTTGTAACTGGTGAATTAATTGGTGGATATCTTTATGAAGAGGGAACAAATTATGGTTCAACTACTCTTGATAAAGAAGTTGTGCCTAAAGTAACTATTGAAAATGGTAGATTTGCAGAATTCAAACCTATTATTGTAAATGGTAGAGTTACTGATGTTGCAGTTGTAAACAGAGGTAGAGAGTATAATTCAAGTCCTGAAGTTAAAGTTATATCAACAGGTTCTGGAGCTGGTGCTAGAGTGCGTCCTGTTATCAAAGATGGTCAAGTAATTGATGCGATAGTGACAAATACTGGTATTGGTTATAGTAGTGTAGCTACAGAGGTTAGATCATTCTCAAGAGGAAGTGGTGGTTCATATTCTGCAAGAGTTAGATCATTAACATTAAATAATACACATAGATTTGGTGATTCTTTCTTATCTACAAAAGAAGATACTTTAAGATTCAGTATATTAGGTTATTCTCAAGATATTGCTAATAATTTTGAAAATACATTTAATGTAACTTCAAGTGGTGAATTTAGCAATATAACAGGACACTCACCTATAGTTGGTTGGGCATATGATGGTAATCCAATATATGGTCCATTTGGATATTCAGATGCAGATAATATTAACTCTGATTTGAAAATTATTACACCATCATATATTACTGATGTTAACAGAATTATAAATCGTCCACCAGGTTATTCTGCAGGATTTTTTGTTGAAGATCATGTATACAATGGCACAGGAGATTTAGATATTCATAATGGAAGATTTGGAAAGACACCAGAATTTCCAAATGGAGTTTATGCATATTTCTCTACAGTTGGATTAGGAACTGGCACTAACAAATTAGAAGGTAAATATCCATACTTTATTGGTAACACTTATAGATCACCATTTATTGCAGAAAATCAAATATTGAATCAGCAATTTGATTTCAATAATTCAGGATTAAGAAGAAATACTCTTCCATACAATGTTGATGAAAAGTTTGCTGGAAATGATTTTGTTACTGAATCTTATGAAAAGATAAGACAAATATCTAAAATTGAATCTGTGACTAAAGGTGGAGTTGATGCAGTCACTATTTTAAATGGTGGTACAGGATATAAGATTGGAGATATTACTGAATTTGATGATGAGGGTACAAATGGTTCTGGATTTCGTGCACAAGTTGATGAAATAGTTGGTATTGGAATTTCACGGATTGATACAACAATTACTCCATTTGAAGGCACTGTGTTTGAATGGAAGAGTGGAACTGAAGTTGAAGCAAATTACTTACCATTCATAGAATTAAATGATCAAACTTCAGTATCAATATCTGGTTTAAGTAGCTCAATTGTTAATTTAACTAACTCATTTAAGGTTGGTGTTAAGACTGATACAATTGGACTTGCAAAGACTATGACAGTCGGTTCTGTTGGTGGTTTAATACAAGACATCTATGTAACTGAAATACCTAATACAATTGCTATTGGTGGGTCATTAAGAGTTGGTTCAGGAAATACATCTGATACTGAATCCTTAAAAGTACTTAATTTATTCCCATTGAGAAAAGTAATAAGAGTATTAAGACATACAGGTATTGCTCACACTTTAGGATCTAATGTTGATATACTAAACAATAGAATTAGTATTCCTGTTAAGACTACAAAGTTTGAATCAGAGGCTAATGATATAGTATATTTCAATGGTCCACAGTCAGTTGGAGTTGGAACAACATCTGGTGGTGCAATTGATGTAGATAGAGTTACTGGGGAAATAAAAGAAACTGTTTCTATTCCAACTAGAACAATACATATTCCTAATCATCCATTTAAAACAGGTCAGAAAATAACCTTAAACAAAAGAAATGGTGCAAATAGGTTTGATGTTGGAAGAACACCTCTTGTCACTGAATTTAAAGTGCCTCATCTTGGTCAAAATTCACTTGATTTATATGTCATTGATAAAGGTCCAAATAATATTGGTATCTTAACTACTAGAGTTGGAATTGGAAGTACAAGTGAAGGATTGTATTTTTACAGTAATGGTTCAAATTCAGGTATTTCTTCAGGATTATATTATTTCCAAACAACAAAAAATCAAGTAACTGGTAATGTAGATAAAATACTAACTACAGTATCAACTAATGTATCTGTAGCGAATACAACAACTCATAATCTTGTTGAAGGTGATACTATCAAACTTAACGTAGTTCCTAATCTTAATGTTGGAATTGAAACTACTACACCTGTATCTGTAAATTATAATGAAGAATTTGAAAAATTACTTATAAATCCAATATTATTCAATGCTTCTGATGTAGAAACAAATCAAATAGATTTAATTAATCATGGATTTGAAACTGGTGATAAAGTATTCTATGATGGATCTGCAACTGGATTAAGTACAGGCACATATTTTGTTAATAAGATAAGTAGTAGAAGATTTCAACTTTCTGAAACAATTGAAGATAATAGAGCAAATCCAGTAAGAACTGTTCTCATAACTGCAAACACTGGAGGAGATAATCAGTCTATTGCACCAATAAATCCAAGAATTGATGTTATTAAAAATTCTAAATTGAATTTTGGTTTAACAAGTTCTACTTTATTAAATTTTGACTTTAAACTGTTTTATGATGAAGAACTTACAAATGAGTATTTAAGTTCACAAGATTCTAGTGCTTTCAATGTAGGCACCGCAGGTACGATTGGTATAGGAACAAATAATACAGATCCTATAGGTGCTGCTCTAACTGTACAATATTCTGCATCTTCACCAGGAAGATTATATTATGGTTTAACAAAAGGTGGTTTTATAAGCACTGCAGATACTGAAGTATCCAATTATTCTGAAATTAGATTCATTGATAGTAAGTATAATGGTGAATATCAAATATTTAATGTCACTGCGGATACTTTTGATGTTTCACCAAAAATTCCAGAATTTTTAACTTATACATCTGCTGACTGTGAAAAATTAGAATATTCTACTAAATCAACATCTGTTCATGGTGGAATCAAAAATTTAAATATTGTATCACCAGGATTTAATTATAAGAAACTACCTCAATTTAAATCAGTTAAGAGTGAAAGAGGAACTGATGCGAATATAATTGCAAATTCAAATTCTATTGGTAGAATTAAAAAAATAAGAATAGTTGATATTGGATATGAATATTCTTCAGATAAAACTTTAAGTCCAGAGGCATTTATATCACCTGTTGTTAATATTGATAACCTCGATATTATTGATTCAGTCAATATAGTAAGTGGTGGTGCTGATTATATGAGTACACCTAATTTAATTGTATTCAACCCCGTTTCCAATACAGTTGTAGATACTCTTTCATTACAACCATTTACTCCTAACCAAACAATATCTAGAGTTGATGTATTATCACCTGTTACTGGATTAGATTCAGTTGTTCATAAGATAATTTCAATTAATAATTCTAATGGTGTAGGAATAAACTCAGTAATTATTAGTAATTCAGGTATTGTAACTTGCTTCCTTGAAACTCCAATCAATGGTTTTGATGAACAACCATTTGCAGTTGGAGATCAAGTATATGTTGAAGGTATACAAAGAGTTGGTGAAGCTGGAATAGGTGCTACACAAGGTGGTATATCAACAAATACTACTATTGAAGGAACTGGATACAATTCAGATAATTATAATTATCAATTCTTTGATGTAGAAGATTATATCTCTGGAACACAATGTATACTAAAGTTTAGTACAGCAGGTGTTACAACAAATCCTGGTATCGCTAAAACATTCCAATCTGGATATGCAACTTTAGTAAATAAGAAAAAGTATCCAGTAATTGAACCAGTTCAATCTAGAGGTGTTTTTGAATTAAAAGAAACATTGATAATTGGTAATGTTATAACAGATTTAAAAGTTATTGAGGTAAGGAATGATTATATTAAAATTGATGGTAAATATAAGATAAGAAAGGGTGATAGAATTAAAGGTGAATTAAGTAATGTATCTGCTGAAATTACAAGCATTGTAGACAATCAAGCTAAATTTACAACTGAGTTTTCAAATAGACAAGAATATGGTTGGTTAGATGATATTGGTAAATTAAATGAAGATTATCAAGTCATACCAGATAATGATTATTATCAAAATTTATCATACACAGTAAAGAGTTCAATTGAGTGGGAAAAATTTGTAAATCCAGTTAATCGTTTAGTTCATCCATCTGGACTTAAGAATTTCTCTGATACTGCGATTACATCAAATCTTGCAGTTGGTTTTGGTAGTGTTCGTGAGTCAAATCAAAGTGTAGTATTAGATGTTGGTAATGTTCTAGAACTTAATGATAAACAAAGAGTAGATGCAATTAATAATTTTGATTTTGCCAGAGATTATGATACACGAGTTAATGGTTCTAAGTTCCTTACACTTCAAAATAGAACTCTAACAGACTTTACAAGATGTAAAACAAACAGAGTTTTATTACATGATGATATAAGTGATGGTTTCTCAAGTGAAGGATTCGAGAGCACTGATACTGTAATTGAACCATTGATTGAAGATTTTGGTAATTACCTTGTTCAAATAATTGATCCTGATACCTTTGACGCTCAATTTACTGAATTGGTTGTGTTAACAACTGAGAGTGATGCATTTATTCTTGAAAAAAATACAGATTTTACTAATATTAAGTTAGGTGATTTTAATAGTCAAATATTACCAACGGGAACTAAAAATTTATTATTTACTCCAACTGAAAAATTTACTAGAGATCATGATATTAAATTATTAAAAATTGATTTCAATACTGATTTAACAGGTATTGGAACTAATGGTATTGGAAGTATTGATTTAACTGGTGTAAATACAGGGATTGGTAGTACAACAGTTGGATTTACAACATCATCTATAATTGAAGTACCAACTTATGACTTTAATTCTTTATATGCAAAAATATTTGTTCAAGACAGTTTAACTAAAGAAATTAATTATAGTGAAGTATTAGTAGATTATGATGGGACTGATACAACAATCGCTGAAACATATATTGATACTCAATCTGGTTTAAGTAATAGTATAGTAGGAGTTATTACTGCAAGAGTAGAAAATAATTTAGTTAAATTACAAGTTGAAAATGATAGAGTTAACACTCTTGATGTTAGAGCAAACATTGTAGGACTTGGATCTACTGCATCTGGAATCGGTACTTATAGATTCTCAGTTGCAGGACAACCTGCTGGTGCTGAAAGAAGTGCAAGATTAGAATCTGGATATACAACTGGAACTACAAATCCAATTACTTATACATCATTAAACAAATTAATTGACACTAGTGTAAAATCTATAGTTAGAGTCTCTTGTGGAGATACATCAGCAATACATCAAATTATTACAATTAGAGATGCTGATGATGTTTTAACTGTTCAGTATCCATTTGTATCTGCAGGATCAACTACAGGTATTGGTACATTTGGTGGTGAAATAACTGGTGATGATATTAATTTAAGATTCTATCCTGATTCAGAGTTTGATTCACTAATTGAAGTACAATCATATAATCAAATACTATACACTGCCAGTGATTTTGAAAACACTCCCCCAGATTTAACATATGGTACAGTTGACCAAAGAGTATTTTTATCAACTTATGATGGTGCTGCTGGTCTCAGAGCTAATAAAAAAGATTTTGTAATAGAGCATGAAGGAGTTCCAATATATTCTAAAAAATTTAATCCAGTTGGAACAATTAGCACTACTACAAGCACAATAAACATCAATAGTCACTTCTTTAATGATAATGAAGAATTAACGTATACTCCTGATTCTACATTTATTGGAATCGCAGCAACAGCGATTTCGATTGGATCAACAGCAAATATCGCTGGAGTGGTGACAACATTATTACCAAGCACAGTTTATGTAAAAGTTGTTGACGAAAATCAATTCCAATTATTTACAAGACCAGAATATGTTTCTTCAGGTAATCCAGTAACATTTACAGGAATTGGAGCAGGTAATGCTCATAAGTTAATAATGAGAAAACCACTAACCAAAACACTTATTGGTTTAGATGGTGTCGTTCAGCAACCAGTTACATTTACTTCAATAACACATAATCTAGGTGTTTTTGATGGATTTACATATAATAATGGTGTTGGTATTGGATTATCTCAATTTGTATTAAGTGGAATTGGTTCTGTTGCACCAAGAGATTTTCTAAAAATTGATGATGAATATGTCAAAGTTACTGAAGTTGGATTCTCAAGTACACCTACTGGTGTTATTAACGATTCAACTGATGTAGCGTTAGGTATTGCGACTCTACCTGTTGTTAAAGTTGATAGAGGTCAATTAGGTATTGCAGCTACTTCACACGTAGTTAATTCAACTATGAGAGTTCATAGAGGTGCATTCAATATAGTTGAAAGTAGAGTATTCTTTTCTGACCCACCAAAAGGAAATAATAGATCAAGAAGAGATGAAACTAACTTACCTTTTGTAAGAGCAAACTTTAGTGGTAGAACATTCTTAAGAAGTGATTATACAACCAATATGTTGTTTGATGATATATCTGATAACTTTACTGGTATTGGTAAAACATATTCATTAACTGTTGGTGGTGCGAATACTTCTTCAGGTATTGGAGTAGGAAATGGTGTTTTATTCATCAATGGTGTATTCCAAACTCCAAAAACTGTTAATAACACTGGCAGTAATTATGAATTCATATCGGATACAACCGCAGGTATATCAACTGTACAGTTTAGTGGTATTACATCTACAAACGGTGATTTTATTGTATCAGAATTTGATATTAATCAAAACCAAGTTCCAAGAGGTGGATTAATTGTTTCATTAGGTTCTACACCTGGTACAGGATATGCTCCATTACAAGGTGCAAAAGTAAAAGCATTTAAAAATACTGCTGGTGGATTGACAAGTATAGTTGGTATTGGTACATCTTCAGGATTTAACCTTGGTATTCAAACTGCAGCATATGATAATCTTACAGGTATTATTACAGTCACTACAAACACTGTTCATGGATTTGCTCTAGAAAGACCTAATACAGTTAAACTAAAAGGTTTAGAATTTGTATGTCCAAAAACAGTTGTTGGCACACCAACAAATGCAACTTATAATCCTGCAACTGGTGTATTAGTATTGACTATCGCAAATCATGGATTAGCAGTTGGTGATGCTGTTGTTCTTGATACGGGTTCTATTTGCTTTACTTGTGATAAAGATAGTAATAATTCTACTCATTGTTATCCTCGTGCAACAGACCCTGCTGCTGGACAATATCTAACAATTACTAATAGAACTACAAATACATTCAGAGTGAATGTTGGTGCATCTGCTGCAAGTGATCAATATGTTCATACATTTGTTTCTGCTGCTGCAAACTCAGTAAAAACAATTGGTGGTGGTGGATATGTTGGGGTGACAACAACAATCTTCCAAGATCACG